ACTAGGTACAGATTTACCGAATCTATCCACTTTATGTGGTGTGGCACTATCATCAAGCGGACCCCAGAATGGGGCGCTACCGTTTGACAGTGTCTCGGCGATACGCGGCGCGTTCTCACGAACATACTGCGTATAACAGGGAAGTACGTGATCACCGGGCATGTATTTAGCATGTTTCCGAGTGACTTTGACATAAGTGTCAAAGACGTACCCACCAAAACCTCTGGACCTCAAGTGTGGGCGAACAGCACCTTCCAAAAGAAGATGACCGTCACCATAACCGTCAGGGCCAAAGATTCGAAGATGCCTAGGTATTAACCCAAGTACCTTAGACGCGCTTTCGAAATCACAATTCCTGTAATAGAAATTATGAAGCAGGAAAAGAAACTCCCCGCTAATCCAATTACGCGCATAGAAAGGACGTACATCAAATCCGAAGTAATAGTCTTTCCCGCATGATTCACGGAAAGGACCACTCCAGTACGATTTATCGCTGTTAAGGGTAAAACCAGTGCTTCTCAGCACATCCCTCAACAACGGAACCGCACCAACACCTATGATTATGTCATCACCATAAACGCTAACGCGCTTATCAGCAATGGCACTGAAATGGACACTGGCTTCCGCCAGAGCCCAAAACAGTAAGGTTTGTAATGGGAACGTAAAACCGTTACCCATTGACGAGAACTTGTGTAACTGTACAACCTGGCCGTTATCGCTAACGGTGGGCGTACGACACAAACTCAACGCCGCAAACCATTCATAAGGAAGGAGTGAAGCTACAAACTCAATGCTTATCGAGTCTGAAGCCATAGACAGGTCGAGCGTTGCTAAAGCGCCCGTAAGAGAACCCTCACGGGCCAGAGTTTGATTTCGGCTCTGGTCGCGAGTGTCCTGCCCAATGCGGCGCAACCGTTCGGCAATGTAACCGCCAAACCCACCCAGAACTAAGGAGTTCAAAGTCGGTTCCGTCATAACAGTACGGAACGTTTTCGCATTCTTCGGAAAAACAATGATACTTCCGTCCATAAGTTGAAGACAGAGTTCAGACACTGTTGTTTCTGTTACGCTGACGTCATCCTCTGAATAACTAACAGATTTAGGCGTTTCGTGTAACTCCAAATAATGGGGTAATTCCTCATAAAGAAGAGGAACCAGTGGAAGCATATTTGTGCTACAC